GGAAACTGGAAATTCCGAAGGCGGCAGCGGCTGACTCTGCGTGTGCTTGTACCGGGGCGGAAACGTCCCGAGGCATCTGTACCATTTCGATAACAGTGCCTAGCAATTACACGACAGCGGAGAGGCAGGATTACGTAGATCGGATTCAATCACTCGTGGCCTTGAGCGTCTTTGACGTCTCTGTTTCGGCCCTCGAGGGCTCGTGGTAGTGATTACCATTAGCTCTGGTTGGATCCTCTACGGTGCTATTTACTCCCTTGGTTGGGAGGTTATCCTACAGCGCAAGTTCAGTACGGGTGTTCTCGTATTGCACAAACGCTACTAGATAACGGCACTTTTTATAATCCAGTCCTCATTGGAGTTTTAATTCCATGAAACCGTCTGTAAAACCGGTTCGTCGTAGCTGCTTCGCCTCCTCTATTGCTGAAGGGTTATTTTCCGCCCTAGGCACAGAGGTTGCTCGTTCGTGTGCTGATTCGCTGAAAAGTGGTCGTGTACTCGATTATCTCACTCGTTCGATAGATCCTTTATCTTACGATGACTGGAGAGCTTTTTTCGCCGATTACCAAGCTGTTAATCTACTATCGAAGTTTCCCAACTTTGATATACCGATTGATCGTGCGGCCGTCGCTCTAGAAAAGTTCAGAAAGTCTGAGCAATCCTGTTTAGAAACTAACCGGAGGGTTAGTTTAATGTATCGACTTAGGAATAACCTACCTGAGTCTACCGTTAGCATATTGAATGCTAGCCGATTTAAGATACATAAGCTTCTCGGGGATTTCTCCTGGAATGAAGCTTCGACAGGCTTTGGTTTCGGCCCTGGCGCCAATGTTGGCGTTCGCCGTCGCTGTGGTGATGCTTGGTATAAGTTCGGTATGTTGAAACCGACTACGACACAAGGTAACCTTGCTCTCGCGGTTGCAGCTGTTTTGGCTGTTCCCAGGTGGCATTGCCACCTTACTGAAAACTACAGTAGAGATATCAGGGACTGCTTTACTATAGTCCCTGGAAACAAGGTAATCACTGTTCCGAAGAACGCAAAAACCGACCGTATCATTGCTGTCGAACCTCTGATGAACATGTTTGTTCAAAAGGGTATAGGCTCGATGATTAGGCGCCGACTCGTAAGAGTTGGCGTGGATCTTGACTCCCAAGAAAGGAATCAAGACCTTGCCCGTGAGGGTAGCTTGGAAGGTGCTCTGGCGACAGTCGATCTTTCTTCCGCCTCAGACAGTGTTTCAACTGAGTTGGTCGATTGGCTGCTCCCAGACGATTGGTCTACGGCAATTAAGCTCTGTCGTAGCCCAAGAGGCGTTTTACCTGATGGTGAGTTAATTACTTATCAGAAGGTCTCCTCTATGGGTAATGGGTTCACGTTTGAGTTAGAGAGCTTGATTTTTTGGGCACTCTGTTCTAGCGTGATGAGTTATCTTAAGGAGCCGGATCGCCGGCTTGCAATCTATGGGGACGATATTGTAATACCCCGAAGTTGCGTAGACGTGCTCTCTGAGATCCTCGGTTTCTCCGGTTTTGTCTTTAACGGAGAGAAGAGTTTTTGGAACGGCCCGTTTAGGGAGAGTTGTGGAAAACACTACTTTCTCGGTCGCGATGTTACACCCATCTATATCCGCAAGGCTGTAGATGATACGGAGCGCCTGCTGTGGGCCGCAAATAGCATACGTCGTCTTGCCTATAGATTTTCTGGCTTTGACTACGGGTGCGATGAGCGGTTCATGGCTGTGCATAGGGAAACAGTTAAACGTCTACCTATGAAGCTCAGGAGGCCCACAATCTGTGATGGGTTGGGGGATGGTGCACTTGTGGGAGACTTTGACGAGGTCTGCCCACGGAGATTCAACCATCAGTATGATGGTTGGCTCGTGCAGTTCCAGCGACGAGAGTACTCCTCTTTTGTTGCCGGAGAAATACCCATGTTGGTAAAGGCGCTTTATGGCTTAGAGCGCCAATCAACTCCTCTGCCTCAGTTTGAGGCGTTAATTGCTGACTATGCTCGAAATCTGGGCAACATCAGCGATGGTGTGGACCAAGCTATAATTCCTTTAGCTCGGTACAGGTTACGGAAAGTCAAAACCGTAACACAGCAGTGGAGGAATCTCGGACCTTGGGTTACGTCCTTCTTGGACTAGCCCAGAACCTTGATCCTTTTTTGGT